CTTGCGCCAATTTCTCTAAGCCCCTTAACGAGGGAGCTTTTGAATAAATTCTTTCAAGATGACTCAGCGGCACAGCACAGTGTTCATGAGGAAGGTTATCCAGACTTCATTGCGTATTATGAAATGGCTAAAACCACACAAAATCTCATTGATGCAATAGTTTTAGATGCTGAGTACGAACTGAAATTCAAATAGCTATTGAATCCCACAACAGGTCGCTCCGGCGGCCTTTTTTATTGCCTGAAATTCACCAATGAGGACCCAGCATGAAACGCAACCGCGTTAACGTGCTGACCGTCGTCAACTCCGCATCAAACATCACCACTGAAACCATCGACGGCAAGCCACATATCGTGGTTCGCGGCATCACGCCTGTCGTTGACGATATCGTGATGAACCGGAAGTTGTACCCGGCAGCAGAAATCGAAAAGGCCTACAACACGCTAGAGCGTAACCCGATGCCGCTGGGCCACCCGAAAGTGGACGGCAAGCATGTTTCGGCGCGCGATGTCCGGGCGGTGAACGAGTACCACGTCGGCGCCTGGCTACAGAACGTCAGCCATAAAGACGGGAAGGTGACCGGCGACATGTACGTTAACCGCCAGTACGCCGAGTCTAGCGACAAGGGCAAGCGCCTGATAAACCGCCTGGATGAGATGCTGGCCGGCACCAACTCCGACCCGATCCACATCTCCACCGGCCTTCTGTATTCCGGAATCGCCGCCAACGGCGAATCGAAGGGCAAGAAGTACAACGAAATCGCCACCAACATGATGTTTGACCATGTGGCGGTGCTGCTTGATGAGCCTGGCGCCGGAACGCCGGAGGAGGGCGTAGGCATCTTCGTTAACTCTGAAGGCAATGAGCAACAGATCGAAGTTGCCCGCCTGGCTGATGGTATCGACTGCACCCGCGACGGCCTGCTCAACAAAACCAAATTCTTCTTCACCAACGCCTCTAACTTCTCTTTCGACGACATCTCCCGGGCTATCAGCGACAAGCTGCGCGAAGGTGACGCCGAAGATAAGTGGCTTTGGCCTGAAACGGTGTGGCCGGACAGTTTCATCTACCGCAATGACACCAAATACCTGAAACAGAAGTACCTCATCGATGATGACGGCAAGGCCGTGTTCGTCGGCGAACCTGTAGAAGTCGTGCGCAAACCCACTGAGTACGAGATTAAAACCAACGGAGAGAACGATCCGATGAAAGAACTGATTATCAATGCGCTGCAAGCCGCTGGTAAGCCGACTGAAGGCAAGTCCGACGCCGAGCTGATGGACGCATACAACCAGATGAAGGCCGAAGAAGCCACCGCCAAGAAAAAAGGCGATGACGAAATCGACCCGGAAACCGGCAAGCCCAAGAAAAAAGAGCAGGCCGCCAATAACGAAGAGATGCCAGCGTGGGCGAAGAAACTCGCCGATCGCGTGGACACCGTCGTTAACAGCCTGAACGCGAACGCCGACAAAGAGAAAGGCGAAAAGCGCGCGGCTGTGAAGCTGGCGATGAACATGAGCGATGAAGAAGTCGCGGATCTGGACGGCAAGGCGCTCGACGCGATGTACGCCAAGTGCCAGACATCTTTCGGCCTGAACGGTGCATTCCGCAACCAGGCTACCAACACCCAATCAGTCAGCGAAATGCCGGAGTAAAAAATGGCTAAAGACGGAAAACACGTAATCCACGCCGGTGGCGTATTCCCTAATCCGCTGCTCAACCGTGAAAGTGCAGCGGCAGCGGCAACACTGCCTGGTACGGTTGGCTTCATTGCGGCAGGTAAGTTCACCGCATCAGTAGCAGGTGCAGAAGCGGCGATCCTCTATGTCGCGGATTTTGACTATCTGCGCTGCCAGACGGTAGATGACGCTATCCCGGTTAATGAGTTGGTGGTTGGCATTCATCCGCTTCCCGGACTTTTTCTGAACGTACGTGCTGCTGCTGGGACGTACAAAAAAGGCCAGCCTGTTGCCGTAGCCAATGGTCAGATCACTGCGGTTGCAGAAGACGCAGCTGTATTTGCATATGTCGAAGAAGATGTATCAGTCACTGCGGTGGCGGGCGATCTGATTCGCGTTGTGTTCAAATAAGGAGCACCTGAATGCTTGTATTTTCTCGCTCTATCGGTGAACGCACCGGTAACCTCGAAGTCAACCAGGCTCAGTTCCGTGAACTGGAGATGGCGCGCAACATGAGCGCTCAGGCCGTGGCTGACTTCATCGCCCGAGCCCGTTTCGGTGAGAATGGTCACCTGGACGCAGTGAACGCCGTCGATGACATTCGTCGCATGTACCGTGCTTATGACCAAACCGTGCTGGCACAGTTCGAGCCGAACACCGAGTTTACCCTGTTCAACGATCTGATGCCTCTGTCGCGCTCTGTGCGTCTGGAAGAGTCAGTGTATGAATACGCGCGTACTGGCGGCCGTGGCTGGGCGCACACTTCCATGTCCGGCCAGATTGGTGCAGCGCTGGATGCACGAGCCTACACCTTTGACGGCACCATGGTTCCGATTCATGACTCGGGTTTCAAATTTCACTGGCGTGATCCTATTTTCAATAAAGGATCGGCTCTGTCCTCTCTTTCTGACTCTCAACGCGGTTCGGTTGATGATGTTCGCCGTAAAATCGTGGATTACATGTTCAATGGCTTCCGCGATTCGGAAGGTAACTTCGTAACCTTTGACGGCAAGACTTGGAAAGGGCTTAAGGCTGATGATCGTGTTGGCTTAGTCGATCTCGGTGCTTCAGGCCTGAACATCAACTTTGCAACAAGCGCTGATCCTGATGCGATGCGTAAAGGTGCTATTGCACTGCGCGATGTGTTGAAGCTTCAGAATCATCAGTACGGCCAGCAGACATGGTACGTATCCAGCGAAATCATGTCGAACTGGGAGCAGTACTTTGATACCCAGAACAAGACCCGCACAGTTCTGGATGAGATCCTGAAACTTTCTGGCATCGCTGCTGTGAAAGAAGATGCTGAGTTGACAGGCAACCAGGTGTTGGTTGTGCCGCTGGCGGCAGGCGTTATTGCGCCAGTGGTTGGTCAGGCAGTGGGTACCGTTGCGGATCCTCGTCAGTTCTATAACAGCGACTACGTCTGGCGCACCTGGGGAGCCGCTGGGCTGATGGTTAAGCAGGATATCAACCTCAAACACGGCGTTCTCTTCGCGAGAAGCTAAGGGGAAAGTGAATGGCACTGGTTAAAGTAATGGGTAATAACCTGTTCTCTGGTGCCAATCTCCGCAAGCTGGAGGTTGGCTCAGAGGTGGAGGTTGACCGCAGTACAGCTCACCGCTGGAAGAAGGCAGGACTGGTCGAAATCATCACTGATGAAGATCGCGTACTTGAAGTGGCCACTCCTGACAACGATGCTGCAGAGCAGGCAGACACTTCCGCTAAATCGAAAAAGGCGAAATAACCATGGCTGACCCAATCACAGCGGCAGACGTGCAGGCGTTCCTCGGTGAATTGGGTTACGCCATACCTGATTCACTGTTGACGCCAATTCTCTGCGTGGTGAACAAGATTATCCCGTGCCTAGATGGTGCCGGGTACGACGACTGCACCGCAAAGCTGATCCTGATGTACGCCGCCGCGCTAATGGCTACGTCTTCTGGCGCGCGCCGCATCAAGTCACAGGGTGCGCCTTCTGGCGCGTCCCGTTCGTTTGAATATGGCGACGACAGCATTACCTGGCTGCGAGACTCGCTGGGCCGGCTAGATACCAGCGGCTGCACCGATGAGTTGCCGATCAGCGCTGGTAACAGTGTCGGGCTGTTCATGGTGGTAGGGGGCTGCTGATGACGTACAAGTCAGTTAAGCATGGCCTTCCGCGAGCGTTCACCCGCGTCTGGGTGATTACCGACACCGGGAGGGAGACTACTGGCTACGTTAAATCGGATGGCGAGTGGTTCATTAACTGCCCGCGCATCCGGGTGACTGGCGCGAAGGTGCTGAGGTGGAAAGAATGAAACGAGGCGGGTTACTGCAAAGCGGTAGGCTTTATCGTGTTGGTGAGGTCGCCATGCACTCATTCACTCCACCAAATGCACTCAAGCGCATCGAGAAACTTAAAGGCCAGAGCGGAAACGTGACGGTTGTGCTGCGCTGGAAGGAGGGCTGATGTCGTCTACTGCTTCATGGTCATACAACAAGCCGTGCACGATATGGCGTAAGGGCGCGGGCGGTAATGATGAGTGGGGAGATCCGGTCGACCCATACGAACCGCCTGAAACCATCATGTGCGACTACATCGGCGGCCTGTCTGCAAAGCTCGGCTCCATCGGTAAAGAGGTTGTCGTAAAAAACACCTTCTTTACTGCGTTTGCGCTGGCTGATGAGGGCGATTACATCCTGATTGGCGTCAGCACAGAAACAGACCCGGTCGTGGCAGGTGCCGATGAGGTTCGTCACGTGACGCGCTGGAACGACACTCTCGACGGTCTGGAAGATGACTGGGCGATAATTACGGGAGTGTAGCCATGGGCATAAAAGTTAAGGGCATCAGCCAGGCGAAGAAGCACCTGAACGATGTCATCAACGACGTTAAGGGCCGCAAGGTAATCCGCGCGTTACAGTCGGCGATGATGCTTATCGGCACCCGGGCGGCCTATTACACCCCGATCGATACCTCCACGCTGATTAACAGTCAGTTCCGCGAAATCGATGCTGGCGGCGTGTTCATCACCGGGCGCATTGGCTACTCAGCCAACTATGCCGTGTACGTTCACGAGGCGTCAGGAAAACTGAAGGGCCAACCGCGCGCGCACTTCGGCGTGACCAGCAACCGGTCTGAGTTCGGCCCGCAGAAACCGAAAGAGTTCGGCGGCGGTACCGGAACTGGCAACTACTGGGATCCACATGGGGAACCTCAGTTTCTGACCAAAGGCGCAAATGACGAGCGCGATAACGTAGACGCGGTGATGCGCAAGGAGATGTCGCTATGACACCCATGATGCACGAACGGGTGCGCAACATGTTCGGCGACGCCGGGCTAACTACCGGTTTTACGGTGCAGCAGTTGATGTACGACGACCCGGGCGACCTGTCGAAGGCGATCATGGTGTTCAGGCCAAACGGCGGTTCGAATATTCGTACTGACCTCGGTTCTGAGTACCACGTCCTGGTCGACGTCGTAGGCGCAAAAGATAAGCGCAAAGACGCACTCAATGCCGTGCAGCGCATCGTCGATTACGTCCAAGCCAACCCCATGGCTGACGAGTGTGTCGGCTACATCCAGAACATGGGCGCAATTCCCGCGCCGGTGCTCACAGAAGAAGGGCGAATAGTCTTCCGACTCCAGTTCGCCTGCACTTACGGCGAATAGCCATCCCAACCAAATAACCCGCTTCGGCGGGTTTTCTTTTATACGTCAAAGAGGAGTTTCACATGGCTAATTGCCAGAACTCGAACGAGCGCCTGTTCGGCGGTGCGGTCGTGCTGGAAGTCGCCGATGGCTGCCCGGACGTCAAGCCACTTGAATCAGAGTGGATGGCGCTGGCCGCTGGTACGTCGAAGGGCTTCGACTTCAACCCTAACTCGGTTACCTCTGATGCGGATGACGGCGGCGGCTATGTCGAGACCATCATCACCAACAGTGATTTCACCCTGAGCTTTGAGGGTGAAGTGCGCAAGAAGGATAAGCTGGATCAGTACGGTGTCGGCAAATTCATCAAGTATTTCGCTGACGAGCTGAAGGCAAAGCGCCAGCCTGGGATCTGGGTGCGCATGGACTACGGCCCGGTCGAATTCGTCGGCTACATGAACATCACGGCGCTGAGCTCTGACGGCGGTACCAACGACATCGTCACGTTCTCCACCGAGTTCAAAGTCGGCGATGCAACCACCATCGAAGTGAACGAACTGACTGCTGTAGCAGTGACTGGCGTAACGGTAACTCCGGCTACCAGCACCGGCACGGCAGGCGGCACCAGTACTTTCACGGTGAATATCGCACCAACCGGCGCAACCAACAAAGACTTCACCGTCGCATCTACCGATCCAACAAAAGCCACTGCTTCAGCATCCGGTACCACAGTCACTGTGAACCGCGTCGCCACAGGCAGCGCGCAGATCATCATCAACACCGAAGACGGCAACTTTGTGGCCGTGCATACGGTTACCGTTACCTAACGGACATTCCAAAGGGCGGCGTGCTGCCCTTGATAATGACCGTTTACTGGAAGGCCTATGACTGCTTTAACCGATATTGGTGAACTCTCGATCAGCGACAGCCGTGAAGGAGGGAAAGACTACCTGCTGCGGCCTTCATTCGAGGCCATGACCAGGATCGGCACTCCAGAAGAGATTGTGCAGGCGTACGCCACCATACACGGCAATGATGTTGCTCAGCTGATTGAGGTTTGCGCTGGCACGCTGGGGCGCTTTCCAGCCTGGCTTTCACCATCATTCAACCGCGCTGCCGAGAAGCTGTTATCAACGTGCATGCTGGTGCTGCAGGCGTGCTGCGATGACGACCTGACGCCAATGATCGGCGAGTGGAAAGGGTGGCGGCACTGCGTCGTCTACCGCCCGGGCCAGATGCCAAAGAACGACATCATTGTGCTGGCACAACATCTCATGCAACACGGTGTCGTGGGTAAGGCCAAGGTTCGCCAGTTGCAGCGCCACGAAACAGGCGAACGCACTACAGAGTTTAAGGCCTTCGATTACATCAGCGCTGCACGCAGCCATTTCGGCATGAATCGCGCCGAAGCAGCCCAATTAACGATGACTGAATTTCAGATGCTGCTGGCGGCGAAATACCCGGATCAGAAAGGCTTCACACGCGAAGAGTACGACAGCATCGCCGACGAATACCTGGCTAAACAGGCCGCTCGCAGGGCAAAAGCAAAGCAATAACCGGAGAATGACATGGCAGGTGAGAAAGACGCCGGTAGCATCGTCTATACAGTAAGCGCTGATATAGCCCCATTACTTCAGGCTGGCCGACAAGCCATTGAGTCACTTGACGGAATGGGTGATGGCGCAGGTAAAGCCGCCGATAACTTTTCCGGGCTTGAAAAATCTGCTGATAAATCTGGCAAGTCGATCGCAAGGGCTGCGGATGATGCGAGCAATGCAGCCAAAATCATGGAGCGGCTTGGTAACGAAATAGCAGTTCTTGAAGAGGCAAATAAAAATGGCGCACGCAGCGCTGCCGCCCTCGCAGCTCAGATTGCAGCGTCAGGGGATGCGTCAGAGGCGCAGAGCAGGGAGATTGGGAACCTTGCGGTAAAGCTTTTTGACGTAAAACAGGCCGCTATCGATGCTGCAAAAGCAAATAGCGATAGTGCCGCTGCTTTCAGAGCATCAGAATCGGCGATCTCATCCCTTGAAGGTGAGTTGTCCGTCCTTAACGCTGAGATGATTGAGGGATCTCGCAGCGCCGCTATTCTGTCCGCCCAAATGAAAGCGGGTAATGGGGCAACTGACGAGCAAAAGGCGCGTATTTCTCAGCTTGCCGGCCAGCTCTATGACCTCAAATCTGCTCAAAATGCGTCAGCAAAAGCATCGTCTGAAGCAGCGAAGCAGGCGGCGCAGCAGGCCAATGATGCGGCAAGATTGCGCTCAATTTCTTTGAGCCTTACGCAGCAGATCGCTGTTCTCAATGAAGAGCAGAAGAATGGCGCGAGAAGTGCGGCAATGCTATCGGCCAGGCTCCAGGCTGGATCATCTGCTACTGCGGCTCAACGTAAAGAAATTGGTGAGCTTGCCGGGAAATTATACGACCTCAAACAAGCGCAAAATCAGACAGCAAAATCTTCTGTTGGGTTAAAGACAGGGCTGTCTGCAATAGCTTCCGCAATCGCCGTATCTCAGGTAGTTGATTATGGTAGGCGCTTCCTTGAAGCGGCTGACGCCATGTCTCAAATGCAGGCCAGGATAGAGCGGTTAACTGGCAGCGCCGCGGCAGCCACCCAGACAATGCAGGGTTTGATGCGCATAAGCTCGGCAACGGGCGGATCACTGCAGGACACCGCGAAGCTGTGGGAAACCCTCAGCACAGCGTTGCGCGATACCGGCGCGACGAACGGCCAGATAATTCAGCTTACCGAAACACTTCAGAAAATCGGGCGTATAGGCGGATCCTCTTCCGAAGAAATGGCGAATGCGCTACGTCAGTTCGGCCAGTCAATTTCATCCGGCACTGTCCGGGCGGAGGAGTTCAACTCCATCCTTGAGCAAATGCCGGAGCTGGCGCGCCAGATTGCTGCCGGGATGGGTGTTAGCATTGGAGAGCTTCGCCAGTTGATGCTGGACGGGAAACTGACGGCAGAAGATGCACTCAACGCTATTCAGAAGCAAACCGGTTCAGTGAATGCTGAGTTTGAGAAATTACCCCGCACATTGTCACAGGCCAACACCGCGCTCACCAACTCATTTCTGTCAATGATCGACTCTGTTAACCAGGCGACTGGTGCCAGTAGTGGTCTGGTGGCAATAATCGACTCTATGACTGCTGCGCTCGACAGGCTGGTGGGTAAAGCGGCGTCGGCAGATGCTCAGATATCGGATCTGAACAGTACGGCAGAAATGTTCACGCGCCGGGCGCGTACCTGGTCATGGCTTGGGCTTGATGGCTGGGAGGAGCAAAACAAAGCGCTGGCAGGGCTAAGCAATAAATCCGCCATGCTGGTTGGCGATCTGGCTGCTGTTTCCAAGGCATCACAGACAGCGGCGAATACGAAGCCGATAGAGATTAAAACTAACGGATCCGCTACTGGCAGCAAATCGAAAGGCGGAAAGTCTGCAGCGCAGAAAGAGGCTGAGCAATACGCAAAAGCTCAAGAGTCTGTTAACCAAAAACTGGACGAGTTGAGGCAGAAAGCCGAGCTGTCAGCTGGCAGCATTGGTGAATTATCGCGAGCGCAGGCCGTGCTTAATGCACAGCAGTCTCTCGGTAATGATGCGACACAGGAACAGGTCATTCTGGCCGGTCAATATGCGGCTAAAGCCTGGGATAACGCCAACGCATTACGAGCCCAGGCCAAGGCAGAAAGGGAACGTACTGACGCTGCCAATAAGTTCGGCACTATCCAGGGTAAAACTAGCAAAACTGCTGGACTGGATAGCCAGTACCAGAAAGACATCGCTGATATCCAACAGTATGCCCAGCTTTATCCGCAGAAGATTGGAGAGGCTGAGGCGGCGCGCGCCGCAATTGAGCAGCAGTATCGGGACCAGCGTAACGCGGCGATGTGGGAAGAGTGGGCTCAGCAGAACGCGGCCACCCAGGCAGCGGCTGCGGCTTTCGATTCACTCGGTTCGGTTGCCAGTAACGCGCTGACAGGAATCATCACCGGCAGCATGTCAGCCAGCGATGCAATGCGCAGTATTGGTATGACGGTCCTGAATAGCGTCATTAACTCGTTCGTCCAGATGGGTATCGAGTGGGTTAAGTCAGCCATCATGGGTCAGACGGCGCAAACGGCTGCTATCGGCACGGTGACGGCAGTGCAGACGGCAGCAGTGGCCACACAAACTGCGACCAGTACAGCTGCTGCGGCAACGACTGCAGCAGCGTGGACTCCGGCGGCAATCCTTTCATCCATTGCCTCAATGGGTACGGCGGCGGCGATCGGACTCGGAGCGGTGGCTGGCGTTATTGGCGCGAACCTGCTTGGCAAACGCAAGAATGGCGGGCCGGTTAGTGCTGGTGGGATGTATCAGGTCGGCGAAGGCGGCATGCCGGAGATTTACCAGGCCAGCACCGGTAAGCAGTACATGATACCAGGTGACAACGGCAGGGTGATCAGCAATAAGGATATGACTTCAGGCGGAGGTGTGAACGTCATAATCAACGTTCAGAATATGACGGGGTCCACATTTGATGCTCAGGCTACAAGTAATGGAGATGGTACAATAACCGTGGATGCCATCATTGCTGATCTAAATAATGGCGGTCCAATTTCTCAGGGCATAACAAGTAATTTCAATGCCAAAAGAACACCACGCGGTCAAAATTGAGAGGGAACATGGATAGTATTTTGCCGGGCGAATCAAAAAGCATGCCACTTGAAAGCGGGAAGGTTGTCAAATACTCAACTAACCGGGCTGTTAATTTTGAGTTTTTGCTTACAGATGGCACTTACATTACCGGTGTTATTCCTGCTGGTGAGACACTTGAGTTCAAGAGTAACGGCTCTATTCAAGAATTTAACATTAAAATTTTTGAAGCTCCGAGACGACCAACTGCCATAGATTAAACCCGCTTCGGCGGGTTTTTTAATGCCTGGAGTTTAGATGCCAATTATCGACTATCCCGACTGGCTGCCGCTGGCGCAGAAAGCCAGTAAAAACATGACGCTCGATACCGGGTTCCAGACCGATCAGCCTGCGGTAGGCCCGGCTATCTTTCAGAACCAGACCGATGACCTGAAAGTGACGTGGTCACTGACGTGGATCTTTACGTCGGCAGAGGAGCGAGCTTTCCAGCAGTGGCTACGAAGCCCGAATTATCTCAACCGTGGACTGAACTGGTTCCGGATGAATATCAATCTTGGCGGCAGTGGCCTGCAACTCCAGGAACTTCACTTCACTCAGATGCCAGTGCAAACCAGTATCGACGGTGGGGTGGTGACCTGGACAGGGACGGTTATTGCTAACCACCTCTACAACTCGGATGACGAGTTCGACGATATCATTGTTGAACTTCCGCCGCCGTGGGATTCGTGGCTGGATATCGTGGTGACCGGTTATCCGGATGGACGTGACCAGGAATCACTACCGAGGGTACCGTAATGCCGAGCTTCAGGGAGTACAAGCAGCAGCGACCGACGCGCGGTCTGTACGACACGATCACCTTCTACCATCCATCATTTGGTTATGTGCGCCTGGTCGACAAGCAGTTCTTCCCGAAGACGCTCGGCGGCCAGGCGTATACGCCAGCGCGCTTTGAAATTGAAGAGAGCCAGCAGAGCGGCACGCCGGTGATCGACGCTACTGTGAAGTTAGGGCGGCTGTCGTCTGATATCAAAACGCTGATGAAACAGTGGAAGGGTGCGACGCGACTGACGGCCATCACGGCCACCCGGCAAATATTCGACAGCGGTGACGTGTCAGTGCCGATTAAGTCGTGGCAGTTATACGTCAAGACGATAGATATTGACGCTGATGCCGCTTCAGTGACGCTTTCTGTCACTAACCCGCTGAACAACAACATAGGTCGACTTTATGATCCGCAGGAATACACAGGTCTGCAGTACCTCTGATTTCATCAGCAAGGTGATCGGCGAGCCGTGGGCTAATCGTGCCTGTTCGTTCGATAGGGTGGATTGCTGGGGACTGGTGGTGTTGTATTACCGTCACGTTCTCGGCATTGAGCTGCACCAGACTCCGGACTACGAAGCCGGTGAGGACTTCTTCACCTGCTATCAGGGCGACGTCGTTTTCTGGTGCCAGACCGATAAACCTGTCGAAGGCGGGATATTTGTCGGATACCGCGGCGCGCAACCGGCGCACGTTGGCCTGGTGCTTAACCGGCAGGCGCTGCACTCGAGGGGCGAGAACGGCAGCGTGCGCATGGACTCGTTACTGGTTATTCAGCGGGCTTTCACTAAAGTGGAGTATTTTTCTTATGGCGCTGGTTGAGATATCGAATTTTCCAGGAACGCCTAAGCTGCGTTGCAGGGTGCCAAACGGCACCATTTTTTATGACTGGCTGTCGGCCAATGATGGCACCTTTCACCGTGATCTGCTGATCGTCCGAAACGGCGTGAGGTTAAATGATGATGATGAGCTGGCGTTTGAGCTGAGCGAACTGGATACCATCCAGATATTTGACCAGCCAAAGGGCATCATTAGCGACATTCTCAGCCCGATCTTCAAAGTTGTTGGCGCTGTGTTTTCATTCCTTGCCCCGAAGCCTGCAATAGCCAATAACGGTGGAAACACTGTCGATTCTCCGAACAACAGTCTGACCGGGCAAACGAATACCGCAAGGGTATACAAAGCGAAGCCTGATATTTACGGGCAGGTCAGATCGTTTCCAGACTTGATTCAGGAATCGATGTTTGAATATGTGCGCCAGAGTGAAAATGATGGTGGCCTGAAATACGTCACCGAGTGGATGTGTGTCGGCATCGGGAAATATGACTATGAATCTGTTCGTTACTCTGAGTCGAGTCTCGGTTCGATGGCCGGTGCTGAGTATCAGTTTTATCAGCCTGGTGAAGTAATACCGACTATTAACGAGGGCTATTCGTTCGATGATGTCGACGGACAGGAGATGCCAGGGCCAAACGAAAGCGATAATTTCCCGGTAGAATCGGCTACTGCTAATACCGTGGTAAGTGGTGAATATGCTGGTGGCCAGATAGCGATGAAAATCGTCAGGCAGGCTGAGTTCGACTACTTCATGGGGCTCGTGCTACCACACTCCGTCACATTCACCATTAATGTCACCTACAACACGACATCAGGCAGCTTTACAGAAGATGTGCTTTTCTCTGGAACGTTAATTTCTGCTGTGCAGAGTGATGATGGCGCCGTTATAGACCCTGTTCAGTGGTACACGTTCACCATGACAGATTTACAGGGGCCGCCCACCGTTCCATCCACTGCCACCATTAACACGACAAAATTTATCCTCAACGATAATGAGGCGCTTGTTGTTGGGCCTTTCTTCTCGCCGGTTGAGTCAACAGAGCTTTGGCTGCATACACAGTCATCACTGGGTGGCGGTAACTGGACTGACTGGACGGTGACAATCTGGAAAATCGACGACGATTATAATCAGATTCCTGGCACGCAACAGACCTTTACCTATCACCAGGGAACGCCGCATAAGTCGACCAGTGAAGTGTTTTATCGCACTGATAAAATAATTCCAGCGGGAGGGTATGGTAAATATGCCATCAATTTCCAGCGGACAAACAACTCCAATGATGCGTCAATTCTTAAGGTTGAGGAAATACATGCTGTCAACATCCGAAGTAACGTAGTTCATCCGACCGATACGTTGGTTCGCGTCAAGGTGCGGGCAACAGAGAACGCACTGGGAATCCGTGACCGAAAATATAACGCTCTGGTGACTCGTCAGACTATCAGTTACAACCTGACGACACAGACTGTGGATTATACATTGCGCCCATCGCGTTCCTTTGCAGACGCGGTTGCACATACCTGGCTTGTAATGGGTGGTCAGCCAGAAAGCAGCATTGATCTGTACGGGTTGTACTCTATAGCTGAGAGTCTACCTGATGAGCGTCTTGGCTACTTCGACTATACGTTTGACGATGAGAACGACTCACTTGGAGACAGGGTGCAGGCGATCTGTAATGCAGCGTCTGTTATGGCGTACTGGGATGACGGTGTACTAACGTTCACCCGCGATCAGAAAGTCGATTACCCGGCGGCAGTGTTCAACCGGGCGAACATGAAGACGGATGAGTACAAAATGACGTATGAGGCCACGCTGCCTGGCGGTTACGACGGCGTTCAGGTCTCCTACGTTCATCCGACAACGAATAACAAGACGTACATCAACTATCGTGTACATAACGGCGCCATAGTCGAGCAGGAAGCGGAGAACCCGAACAAACTCGAGATAGTAGGATTCCGTAACGAGTACCAGGCTCGTGAGCGAGCGCTACGCGAAACAAAGCGCCTGATTTACTCACGGGTGAAGATGAACGCCAAAGTGTTTGAGGATGGAATCATCCAGGTTGGAAGCGTCATTCAGATGCCTGACATCTACGACAGCAACCAGCAGCAGGGGTACATCACGGGCCGCGCCGGGAATGACTTTGACACCAGTGAGCCGATCACGTTTACCGGCTCGATGTATGTGCTGGTGACCGACAGTCTTGGCAACCCGACACTGCGCTTTCCTGCGACGGCCCGCAACGACACGAAGTACGGCTTTACCGCGGCAATACCAAACATTCAGCTCAATATCTGGAACGGAGACACAGTGCAGCTCCCGTCGCGCTATCTCATTGCGACAGTGGAAGAACTTGACAGCCAACTCTGGACAGTAAACAGCATCAAGCCAAACACCGATAACACTGTGTCACTGAATGTCGCTGAGTACAGCGACGCAATCTACCAGTAACTTTCCCCATACCCTATAGCCCGGCCTTTGAGCCGGGTTTTTTCATGGAAAAAATATGGCTACGCAACCTACTAATCTGCAAGTACCAAGCGAATCACCTCGTGACCTGAAATTTAACGCGGGGAAAATTGATGAATACGTTACATCCATGGGATGGACATACACAGATCGCTTTGGTCAAAAGCATTACACGATTGAAGGTAATAATTACCTTGCTCAGCAGGCAATGGCTTCCTTTGGTTATGTGGTCCTTACTGGAAAAACATTCACCACCGGCGCAACTATTAGTCAACCAAACGAGGTACTACTGAACACTGCCGATGGCGAGTATTACAAATGGACTGGTTCATTTGTTTCTGGTCCGAAGGTTGTACCAGCTAACTCCACTCCTGCAGGAACAGGTGGTATTGGACCAGGGGCGTGGCTGTCAATTGGAGATGCTGCATTACGATCGCAATTAGCCCTGCCTGGAGGGGCTGAATTGGTTGGCACCGAAAACTCAGGAACGGTGCAGGACTCATTAGACACATTAGGCCTGGCTAATGACCTTACATCTCTAAATGAGATGATGGAATCAAAAAACGCGCTATTAATAGATGGGTTTACCGTAGCAGATGCGTTTTCTATTCCTTCATTCACTAAATTGTCCGGAATTGGTTTTAGGATTGGATTTATTGGTTCGTCAACTCTAATCGATAAGGCCATAAAGAAAACAACAAATAGCACAATAACACTAAGCAATCAGGATCCTAACGCCGGAAGCCAAACTGTAGATTGTATTGCTTATGTGGAACCTGCATGGCCTTCTTTGTCTGTATACCCACAAAAAACAACAATTGAAGATATTTCTTTTTGCGGAGCAGCCCCTTCTATCACGCAGGCTGGACTGTTCATCCTGCAAGGTGCTGGCTGGAGCCTTAATCGAATTGACGCAGTTAATGTGATTAATGGTATATGGGCAAAAGATATATGGCTTTCATCTTTAGACGCTTGCCATACTATGGGAAAAATAAGAATAGATGGAGGGACGTCTCTTACGATAAACAATTGCTGGGGTGTTGGTCATGTATCTAGACCTGGAGCAATAGACCTAAGCGCGGTAAAATACTCAACTTTAAACTCCTGCGCAAGCGACAATGCGGTAAACACGGCTTATCATTTCGATAGTTGTCAGGGCGTCACAATGAACTCATGTGGTTGTGAAGGAGCGAACACAACTACCGCCAATAATGGAACTGCAATAACATTTGCAACCGGAAACAATATGGTTGTGAATGGCTTTACCTGTGTTCCAGTGGCAAGTCAATCTGTTGCGCTTATCACAGTTGGAAACAATAATAATATTGAATTTAATGGTTTTGAATCATCGTTTGGAGTTACATACAACAGAGACCTTTACGTCTATGGAAGTGGATCAAAGATTGTGTTTAACAACTCTAGGTTTGGGAATGGTGCCTTGCCATCTGTAGAGTTTGCTTCTGGATCAACAAGCGTTGTTACTGTAAACGTTAATGGAAATTCATATATTTATACAGCTCCAGTAGGCGGTGGGGTGCAAACGGCACCTGAAATAGAGTACCTCACAGACATATGGTCTCCTTTGTTTAGAATCGGTGGGTCATCATCAGGTGTTGCTTATACTTCATCTGGAATTTTTACAAAAAACGGTAATATAGTAACGGCTTCATTTTCTGTAGTTCTAACAAATAAAGGATCATCTAGCGGTATAATTACAATTGAAGGGCTTCCGTTACCGGCAAAATCATCTTCCAGTGCATCCATTTCTCTTTATAGTTCATTGGTGAGCGCAGGGCCTATAGGAGGTGTGGTAGACCCTGGAACGGCATATATTGTTTTAAATAACTTGTCTTCTGCTACTGCGGCCAACCTAACAAACGCAAATATTAGCAACACAACAAGGATTGATGGCGTTGTGACATATCAATATGATTCTTTGTTATACAAATAACCCCAATTAAGGGGTTATCTGAAGTAAGTAAATAGCAGGATTGGAATAATGCTATTTACTTACAAGAAGGCTTATCAAAATCAACAAGTATGTTTACTTCATCTACGTATAGTGAATAAATTTGTGTTTCCTCTACCTTCCTCATTCCACATGCCTGATTATCCTTTTCTGCTCCTCCAACATAATTACGAATTCCGAACATTTTAATTAGGTTGGTGCCCCACCAACCACCTGTGTAATAGATCGGAACCAATGAGGCAAGGGATGGGAATCGGTTTACAGCATTTGTTCTCTGATTTGATGATGGTTGTGTCCCTGCTGTTAATAACCTTAGTTTGCCGTCAGGGTCAAGGCGTGAAACAGATAGCGCAATATCTCCAGAAATTCTGTTGTCATATTCTTTTTGATATTTTTGAGCTGCACCAAAAGCATAAGAATAGACAAAAGAAAAGACTAAAGGAGTTGCGATAATAATTGTTGCTACATATCTATTTTTGAAAGTAAAAAAGAAACAAATTGTTGCAAACATTAGCACCCCGCCAAAAGATATCAGCACTCTATCTGCAAACACTGGAGTATTAAGTAGGCATAGGTGAACGAACGATGCGAGAAATACTATTGCCGGAGTTATCAGTACAACTACAATATCGATTATATTCAAAGGTTTCCTTTTTCCCTTGAATGAAACCGCAGAACTCACGACACTATAAAGTACAATGGCACACATAAAGTAAGAAGTGTACTTTATGCTTTTAAAGTACAAAGAGAACGTTTTTATAATAGTTTTAGCATTTTCTGTGAACGTAAGCGCGCCACCGTGAGTCATTGGGATAAGCTGAGAGTGCGTAATATTATATTCTCCTATTACCATGTCCTTGGTTATTATGCTATATACAACGTAGCCAACACACAGAGCGACGGCTCTTGATATTGCATTTTTTAATCTTACAAGTGCGTCGTCATGCAACCTATTTTTAAAAGACAGGAAGTATTCTATAACTGCAAGACATACGTAATACCCAATTGAAGCCTGATAAAAACAAAGTGACGATGCTATTATAACAGCTGAGATCGCAAATCCAAATTTACTGGCTGGATTAAAAATAAATGGAATTAGTAGTAATGATATTGATGTAATCATTGGGAGAACATCAAATTTATAAGACAAGTTCTCCAGAAGGAATGGGTTAGCTATCACTGAGAACATGATTACAGCAGAAGGAATAGCTCCCATATCTGCAATGTTAGCCTTGACATACAAGAGTGCACATAAAGAAAAAACAGCAAGTGCAATCAAAAGAGGAAGTGGCGATAGATCTACTATATTAGAGCCAAAGAATGACAGACCACTCATCACAAGGTCAGCAAGTGGCCTTCCATTTGGCGACCAGAATGTATACCCTAGCTGAGATCGTAGAATGTCATCTATATATAATCTGTCTGCCAATATTATTGGCAATACATACAAAGACAACATCGCAACTAAAACAGTCAGAAAAACTCTACTTTCCTTTTCACTGAGAATGTTATGGTTAATCATTTTTTTAAGACTTATATTCATAAGTAAACCCAAACAATATTAAAGTATTATTTCTTAAGTAAATACTTCGGACGGCGTTTTGTTTCTGTATATATTCTTCCAATATACTCACCAAGAACCCCTATACCAATCAACTGAACGCCGCCAAGAAAAAGTATAGATACTAGTAGTGACGGGTAGCCGCGTACAGGATTGCCAAAAGCAATGGTGTCTAGGATCATCCATGCGCCATACATAAAAGCTATTCCAGCAACAGCTAACCCGATGTAAGTCCAGATGCGTAGCGGAAATGTAGAGAAAGATGTTATTCCCTCAAGAGCAAGGTTCCAGAGCTTCCATCCATTAAATTTCGAATCACCTGCCACACGTTCAGCACGGGCATATTCAACCACATCAGTTTTTCCTCCTACCCATGACAATACGCCTTTCATGAACAGGTTTCGCTCTGGCATTTTTTTGATATTCTCGACTACCTCTCGACTCATCAAGCGGAAATCACCAACATTTTCTTCAATTTTTGGATTGCTTATTTTGTTGTGCAGTTTATAAAACCACTCGGCCGTCTTGCGTTTCATCCTCCCGTCTGTCGACCGATCAGAACGCTTTGCCAGCACCATGTCTGCTCCAGCCTGCCACTTCTCTATAAGATGCGGAATCACCTCAATCGGATCCTGTAGGTCAACATCTATAGGAATAATTGCGTCACCTGTGGCATAGTCAAGGCCGGCGAAAAGAGCTGGCTCCTTTCCAAAATTTCGAGTGAATGAAAGTGGAATCACTAGATTGTCCGCGACAGCTAGAGCATTGATTATTGATTCTGTAGCATCTTTGCTACCATCGTTGATGAATACAATTTCAACTTCATGCTGCTGCAATGGCTCAAATTCCCGTACTGCCTTATAGAAGATAGGAATTGCTTCCTCTTCATTGAATACCGGCACAACCAGAGAAATTTTCAT